GGAGCAGGGCGACGGCGAGCAGCCGGACTTTAGCGGGAGGCATCGGTCGCCGCCCTCCCCACGTCGCGGAAGGCGGCCACCCAGGCCGACCGCTGCTCGGGCGTCACGGGCCCGCCGGCGGTGCCGACGGCCGCGTCCAGGTAGCCCTTGATCGCGTCGCGGGCCGCGGGCTGGCGCTGGCCCAGCGAGACGCCCCGGCAGCGGAGCTCCCGGGCCCGGTGCCGCAGCTCGTCGAACGCGACGCCCGTCCGCAGGAACGGCCCGTCGGCGTCCATGCCGTCGGCCTCGATCTCGTCGGCCAGCTCGGAGCACAGGGCCCCGATCGTCGCCGCGTCGGCCGAGGCCGTCGGTCCCTTGAACAGTCCCCGCAGGTCGAGCGGGACGCCGGGGGCCGGCGTCGGCGACGGGGCCGCGGGCCCGGTCGACATATGGGCGGCGAGCGCCGCCGCGAGCAGGACGACGGCGGCGGCCTGGCGGGCGGTCACCCGCTCGCGGACCCACGCCACGGCCTCCGAGGCCTTCGCCGGGAGATCGCCGCCACCGAAGACCAGGGCCGCCGCAGCGACGAGGAGGATCGCGGTCAACATCTCAGCCGTACCTCACGAGTCGTAGGACTTGCTCCATCGCCCCGGCGGCGATCGCCAGGACCAGCGAGCGGATCGCCGGGCGGACCAGGATCCAGACCGGCCAGGCCGCAAGCGGGACGGCCTTGTCGGCCAGGGCGTCGAAGAGGGCGGCTACGGCCTCCAGGACGAGGGCCTTCTTCTCGGCCCCGGTCATGCCGTCCAGGCCGTCGAGCGTGGTCACGGTCAACCGCAGGAGGCCGACGAGCAGCTCGCCGAACTCGGCCCACGTCAGGCCGCCGGCGGCCGCGGCCTTGGCGGTGGCGATGTAGGCGGAGACTTTGTCCTGGATCGACAGGAACGCGACCGAGGCGGCGAGCGGGGCGGCGGTGATCGGCGTGGTCATTTGCGTCTCCAGACGGCCTCGGCGGGGACGACCTGGCGGCGGCGTTGCCGGCAGGACTGGCACTCGACGTACTGGACCTGGGCGGGGCCGGCCCGCTTGCTCGACTCGACGCGGCAGCGGCCGCCGCAGCGTGGGCACTTGCTAACCGGCATGGATCCGCATCCTCGCGACGGCGGCCGCGGCGGCGGCCTTGGCACCGGCCAGGGACGAGACCCGGACCGAGCGCGGCTCCGCGGTGGCGGCGGCCGGGATCTTCTCGGGGCTGTCGTCGATCCAGATGTCGACGGAGAGGCCGGCGGCCTCGGCGGCCGACCGCTTCTGCGTGTCCGGCCCGCACAGGAGGACGCCGGCGAGCTCCTCGTAGAGATCACCGAACGCGAGCCGCAGCTCGTGCCGGTTCTCTTCGCTGTCTTGCCGCCGCGTGATGCAGACGACCCGGTTCCCGCGGGCGGTCGCGTCGGTGACGAACGACCGCCACAGGCCCGGGGCCGCGGTGAACGTGCCGTCGAAGTCGAGCGAGATCGTCAGGCCGCGGGGCTCGGCCCGGTGGGCCACCATGCCGCGGGCTTGCCGCCAGGCGTCGAGGGACCGCGGGGCGATCGAGCTCGACGGGTAGGCCGGGCTCGTCACCGCGGAGATGTCGTAGAGGCCGCTGGCCTTGTGGACCGTACGGATCACGTTCCCGCGCTCGTCCTCGGTCCAGTTCTCGCCGCCGTCGGCGACCGTGAACGCGAACGACGAGCCGGTGATCGTGCGGTCCTCGACCATCATCACCAGGTCGCGGCCCATGCTGGTCTGTAGCGGCTTGTGCCGGTAGGCGAGGCCGCGGGCGTCCTTCGCGAGCTCGAGGCGGCCGTTCGAGGTCCGGCCCGTGACGTGGTTCGGGTCGTGATTGAACAGGAACGGCACGTCGATCTTCCCGCGCGGGTCGGTCGGCTTGCGGTCGACCAGGCCGTCGAAGGCGGTCGGGGCAAACTTCTCCCGAAAGCCTCCGAGGTCGACCGAGAGCGAGTCCCACGGGGGCGAGATCCCGACGAGCACGGCCTCGGCCTCGCCGTCGCGGCGCTCGACCGTGATCGCGTCGGGCGTGTCGGTCGTCAGGAGGTAGCGGCGTTCGATCTGCGTCATGCTTCGGGCTCCTCGTCGAGCGGCTCCGCGGAGAGATCCGCGACTCGTTTTCCGACGGTGAACTCCGTCGGCTCCCCGTCCTGGTAGACGCGGAGGCTGGCGGCTGGATCCGCCTCGGTGGCGGTGATCGCGAACGGCGATCCCTCGACGCCGAGGACGCCGTCCACCATCAGGTGCTCGATCGTCCCCTCGCCGCCGTCCCAGTAGACGTACTGACCCTCGCGGAAGCCGCCGGCCTCGGGGACGCCCGCACCTGGGGCCCGCTCGTCGCCGGCCGGCTCGTCCGCCGGCGGCTCGCCATCGGCGACGACGGCCCCGCCTTCCGGAGCGGCCGCGTTGCCCAGCGTCGAGAATCCGAGCTGCATATACGTCTCGTCCGCCGCCGGGTCCTCGAGGAGCGGGAGGTCTTCCATCTCCCGCAGCTCCTGCGGCTTCAGAGCGCCCATATTGAAAAGGGCCTGATAGAGCTGGACGCGGCTCGCGGTGTCGGCCCGGAGGATCCCGCGGTTGTCGAGGCGGGCGTAAACGTCCTCGCCGTAGACCGGCTGGAGCATCATGTCGAGCGGGCCTTCCATCCTGCGGGCCCACGGCAGGAGGCACCAGACCTGTGCCGAGAGATGCTCCTGCTCGACGTTCGACCAGCGGGCCATCTTGTGATCGCCGACCAGCGTCGACGGGACGCCCCAGGCCCGGGCGATGTCGGGGAGGATCGAGTCGCGGAGCTCTTGGTACTGGTTGGCCTCCATCGAGTTCGACTCGATCGGCTTGAGCTGCGTCTTCTTCGGGAGGACGGCGATCGACCCGCGGTTCCGGGCCCCGCCGTAGATCTCCCGCAGTTGCGCCCGCAGGGCGGTCATGGCCTCGTCGGGGATCTTCTCCTGGAGCTCCATCACCATGTCAGGCCGCGCCGAGTTCGCCCAGAACGCGGTCGCCGCGATGTCGAGCTGGCGGGCGAGGGCGATCGAGGTCCCGCACAGCTCGGAGGGAGCCATGCCGACCAGGCCGTTGTCCGAGAGCCACCGCCAATGAATCACGGGCTCGCGGATGGTCTCCCACGAGCCGGCGTCGTTCCAGAACTGGTACGAGACCGAGTAGTCGCGGTTCCGGACGACGTTCACCCGCGAGGGGTGCATGGGCCGCAGCTCGGAGCAGAAGCCGCGCGGGCCGGGCATGACCCGGGCGAAGGCGTTCCCGTGGAGGGCAGTCCAGTACGCGACGAGCTGGTAGAAGTCGTAGGCCGACTGCCAGCCGTTCGGCCGCTTCCGCAGCGTGTACGAGCAGGGGAGGTCGGCGTCTTCCTTGCGGCCGCCGGGGAGCGTCCGCATCACCTGGACCGGCATCACGGCGACGGCCTGGGCGATCCACCGCACGACGGCCAAGATCGACGAGACGCGGATCGCCTCGGTCGTCCCGATGTCGGCGGGCGAGATCGTGCCGAACCCGAACGACGCGACGGGGCTCCAGACGGAGCCGACGGCCCGCTTCTCGGGCGTGGCGCGGCGCGGGGCCCGCCGGCGGGTCGTGGGCTGGGCGGGCTTCTTGCGGGCCATCTGGGGCGTCCTGCGGGCCCGGGGCGCGGAATCCCCTGGGCTCCACAAGTGTCAGACCGCGGCCGGGTTCGGCGAAGTTCGCGGGCCCGTCAGATCAGCGTGATCCGGTAGTCGTCGAGACTCCCGGCCACGTCGTCCTCGTCGGTGCTCGCGAGGGCCAGGGCGTTCACGAGCGCGGCGACGCCGTCGATCTTCTCGTTCGACTTTGCCTTATCGGGTTTGATCATGCCGGTCGGGTCCGTGTAGACGCAGACGTTATTCGCGTTCCAGGTCGCCACCGGGTTCCCGCCGGTCCGCAGCCGCTTCTCGACGACCAGGGCCTCGAGGAGCTTACAGGACGAGTTGAGGTAGGCCGTCCGCTGCGGGATGTCCCTGACCGTGATCCCCTCGCGCTGGAGCAGCGTCTCCAGGGCCCCGGCCTGCCACGGGTCGACGCCGACCGCCTTGATCTCGTGAGCCTCACCGTACGCGATGATGTCCCGGGCGACGCTCTCATGGTCGAGCCGGTGGCCGTCGGTCACGGTCACCCAGCCCTCGCGGATCCAGGTGTCGTATGGGATCCCATCGCGGACGCGGTCGGCCACGGTCTCGCGCGGGACCCAGTAGCGCCACTCGACCGCGTAGGAGCCGTCCCGCTCTTTGAACACGAAGGCGGCCGCGGTCATGTCGAGGTTCGAGGCCAGGTCGACGCCGACCCAGCACGGCCGGCCGGCGAGCGGCTCGGCGGGGCCGGCGTGGCATTGGGCCCAGGCGTCGCCCTGGAACCAGCGAGCGTCGGCCTCCTGCCAGACGTTGAGCGAGTAGCGGAGGAACTTCGACATCTTCCGCGGGTCGGTCGTCGCGTCCTGGTAGTCGGCCGCGAACTCGTCCTCGGGGAACGCGATCCCCATCGACGGGTTGGCCTTCCGCCAGACCTTCGGGTCGGCGAAGTCGTCCGTCGTTGGGTCGGCCGCGTAGATCAGGCCGTAGAAGGTCGGGTTCGTGGCCGGGTCCTTCATGACCAGCTCGCAGTCCTTCCACCACTGGTAGCCGATCCCGTTCCGGTTGTCGCCGGCCGTCGAGATCGAGATGACGATCCCGTTCGCCGTGCCGCGCGTCGCGTAGGTCAAGGCGTTCACCAGGTCCGGCGTCCGGAACGAGTGGATCTCGTCCAGGATCACCGAGCCGTTCAATCCTTCGTTTCGCCACGAGTCGCTCGACAGGCAGCGGATCTCCTTCCCGGTGGCGCGGTTGCGGATGATGCTCCGCGAGTCGACGACCTCGAGCATCTTCGAGAGCTTTGGCGAGGCCTCGACCGATTGCCGAATCATCCGGTACATGGTCCTGGCCTGGAGGCGATCGTTCGCCGCGAGGAAGCAGTCCTGGGCGGGGGCGTGACAGGTGATGATGTATTGGGCGAGCTGCGACATGAGCGAGCTCTTTCTGTTTTTTTTCGGGACGAAGATCCCGGCCCGGCGGTAGCGGAGCCTGCCGTCGGGTCGCCGCCAGCCGAAGAGCGGGCGGAGGACCTCGTCCTTCTGCCAGTCGATCAGCGTGATCCGCGTCGGGTCGCCGCCGTGCTCGTTGGGGTGGCGACAACAGGCCTGGATGAAGTCGACCGGCGCTTTCGCCGCGTCCTCGTTCCAGTCGTAGCCCGGGACGTACTCGGGCCGCTTCTTCGGATCAGGTGCGGAGCGAGAGCTTCGCGAGGACCGCGTCTTCTTCGTCGCCTTCTTCTTCGCCACTGGGGAGCTCCTGCGGGATGCGGGCCGCGGCGGCCGCGGTCAGTCCGAAGTCCCGGGCCAGTTGAACGAAGTCCCGCCGCGAGTCACGCAGGAGCTTCGCCACCGGGGAGGCGGCCTGGCCCTTCTCGGTCGCCGTGATCCAGCCCTCGGTCGCGACCGTGCCGGCGAGCTGCTCGATCTCGGAGTGAAGGTGGCACAGGATCGCGAAGGCGTCGACCCGGTCGGGCGTCAGTCGGCCGTCGGCGATCAGGATCGGGGCGGTCCGCTCCCAGAACCCGAGGGCCGCCGGGATCTTGGCGACCGAGGCAGGCGGCTTGATGCCGGCCGGCGTGGCGGCTGGCGTCTTCCGGTACATGGTGTTTCGCCCGGCCTTGGAGCGCTCGCTCGTCGGCTTCGGGACGGGGCCGCGTGATCCCATGGGAACCTCCAAAAACTCAAAACCCGACAGAAATTAGCGCCGAGGGCACGCGGGGCTATGGACAAAATGGCAGGTTTCCGGCCGACCCCACCCCCCGGCCGCCAGTCGGCGGGCCAGTTCGGCCTGCATCGACGCCGGCCGCTCGCTCGCGGCCCGCGCGACGAGCGTCTCGGGCTCGGCCGTCGTCTCCTTGATGGCGGCCCCGAGCCGCCGGTAGCGGGCCATGTCGTTGTCCGTTGGATAGGCGTGGATGATCCAGACGTTCGGCGGGTTGCCGAACCGGTGGGCCCGGACCGCCTCGTCGATCGCGAACCAGCGGACGACGCGGACGATGTCGCGGATCGCCTGCGTGTATTCGTGGTGCCTCGTCCCCTCGGTCGCCAGGGCCAGGGCGATCCGGTCGAAGTCGATCACGACATCGTCGGGCCCGGCCTGCTCGCGGACCCACGTCGACTTCCCGGAGCAGATATGGCCGACGACGACGTGAATCACGCGAAGCCCTTCCGCCCCTGCTCGGCCCGCGTCTTCCGCCCGTGGCAGGCCTCGCACAGGGTTTGCAGGTTGCCCGCCGCGTCCGTCCCGCCGTCTTCGAGCGGGACGATATGGTCGACGTGGGCCTTCCTGCCGTAGACGACCCGCTGGCAGTCCTGGCAACGGTAGGCGTCGCGGATCAAAATCCGCTCCCGCTTCGCCCGCCAGTCGGCGGAGACGTAGTGGGCCC